GGCGGGTTCTGTTGATCTCGCGTTCCCGATCACATCACCAGGCTGGCCTCGATCAGGTTGCTCGAGCCGGAGCTGTTCTCGCCGACCATGATCCATCTCTTGCCGTTGAAGGCGATCGCGTGCGTATTCGCACCCGCGACGAAATCGATCTGCTGCCCTTTCTTCCAGTTGGCTCCGTCGAAGCTCGTCCAGATCTGTCCTGAAAGTGCCCCGCCGGCGACGTAGACGCCATGCGGCGAGGCTGCTATTCCGCCGCATCCGTTGATCTCGTTGGGAACCGCGCCGGTCCTGAGCGTCCAGGTGATGCCTCCATCGGCGGAGGTGATCAGGTATGACTGGGTCGGCGTTATGCTCTGGCCGATCGCCACGAGGCTGGCATTGGGAATGATCGAGCAAAATGCGACGCTGAACAGAGTGTCGGTCGCCGCGCCGGAGACGGCGACGTTCCTCTGCGTCCACGTAATGCCGTCCGGCGAGGTAATGACATATGCCTGATGCGGGCTTCCAACGCTGTCCCAACCCCCGACTGCGACAAAGCTCGTCCCCGTCCAGATCACCTTGCGGAGCCCGGCGCGCCTCGGATTCGCCCGCTCCGTCCACGTCGTTCCGTCCGGGCTCGTGACGATATAGCTGTCGCCGCCGTCGTCGTCGCCAACGGCTACGAAGAGGCCGGCCCCAAAAGCGACGCTTCGCAGCAGAAACGCCTTCGGGTTGACGCGCTCCGTCCACGATGTGCCGTTCGTGCTGGTGATGATGTAAGCATCGGTGTCGGGCCACCCCACGGCGACGATGGTGGTGCCATCGAACGCGAGACCGTACAGCTCGAGCGTCTTGGAAATGGTTTGCGAAGTCCAGGCGTTACCGTCGGGGCTCGTATAGATTTTGCCCTGGCTATTTCCGACGCCGCCGCCTGTCACCCAGGTCGAAAGCTGTTTCGCCCAGATCACGTCCTCGAATCGAAAAATGCCGCTCGGCGTTCTGCTCACGAAGTTATTCGCGATGAATTCCTCGCGGATCGCCAGGTCGGTGATTTTCTGAAGATCGATCTGCGCCTGGCTCAAGCCCGGCACGTATTGCACCCGCGCAGCGCCCCGATGATCCGATAGCGTCGGCAGGGGAAACGTCGTCCCGTCGCCCGTGCCCACGAAGCTCGAGCGCATGTTGATACCGGCCGTGGTCCGCCAATCCTCGTAGGTGCCGGAATTCGGCGGGATCGGCGTCTTGCCCTGCAACGCGATGAAGCCCACATCGGTCAGCCCCGTCGCGGAAGTGACCGCGCCGTCCAGCAGCACCAGCAATCCGCCGGGCGCGCCGCCGGCGCCCGAGCCCGCGTAAATCAAGCTGCCGGAGGAAACTTCCTGCACCGAGCTGCCCAGACTGCCGTCGCCACCGCTCAGGTCGATGCTTCCGTTCGCGCCAAGGGCCATCCCGCGGTTGACTAGCATCAAGCCAGCCCCGCTATTGCCGCCCTTGCCACCGGGGATAGTCAGCACCAGGGTCCCCACCAGCGCGAACGGCATGCCGCTCGAGCCGGAGCTTCCGCGCAAATCGCCCGGCGTGCCGGACAAGGCCACGCCGTCCCAGTCGAGCGTGAAAAACGGCAGTACGTCGTTCAGGCCCTTGACGATGCCGCCGCGGACATAGCTCCATATCTTGGCGAATCCACCCAGCACCGAAAAGATCGACAACCCGGAGAGCGAGGAGATGAACAAGCCGCCGCCCGCCTCGGTCGTGCCGATGACGTCGACCGTGCCCGCCGCATAGCTCGAAGCCGACGCCGGCGACACCAACGCGGCGGCGCCGGCGAGGCCTCCTGCCTTGCCGTCGAGCTTGCCGTTGATCTGCAGGAACTTCGAGCGGATCTGCACGTTGCCGACGAGCTTGACGGTCACGCCGGCGTCTATCTGCAAATCGTCGTCGACGTAGAAGATAGACCCCGCCGCGTTCATGTCCGCGGATCCGGTCAGCGTGCCGCTCGCCGTTACATGCACGGGGCCGGTCCCGCTAGTCGTCAGCGCCGCGGTGATCGCCGTGCCGGTCCCGGTCCGATAGGCAGACGTCAGGACCGTCGCATCGCTGGTCGGCGCGATCGCGCCGGCCGCCTGCGAGGACGCGAAGAGCTTCTTCTTGATCGCCCCGGTGATCCAGTCGATCTGGATGTTCTGGATCTCGAAGGAGCGGTCGAGCGACCCGCCGCCGCCCGGCGCGGCGAAATCGCGCACGTTCGCGAGCTTGACGCGCTTGACGTCCCCGACCTCCGCGGTGTTCTGGCTCGGCAGCGCCGAGCATTCCAGGCGCTGGGGCGGCCCACTGTAGCGATCGCGCAGCGCATCGAAGCGCTGCCGGATGACGATCGAGCTGTGCCGGCTGCCGTGCAGGCCTCGGAACGAGAGGCTGAGCGGATCCGCGCGGCCGTGCGTCGCAATCGAGGCCGCGTCGATCAGCGCATCGGCCCGCGTGAAATCCTGCGCCAGCGGATCCCAGTTCCAGCTGATCGTGATGACGTTGTGCAGCGAGTCGAAGTCGTGCACCAGGTCGCCGACCGAAACGAGGTTGCTCTCGTCGAGGATCCCGGTATAGGCCGCGCCGGCGAGGATGTTCGCCATGCGCTTGAGGCCGAGCGCACCATCCGCGTACACCGGCATGAACGCCCCGATCAGCAGCGCGAGCTCCGTCTCGACGAACTTCTTGCCGTCGGTCTTGGTCAGGTCCTCGAACCGCACGATGAAGCCCTGCTGATCGTCCGAGGTGTCCCACAGGTCCTTGCCGATGCCGGTGAAGTCCGACAGGCGCACATAGTTCAGCGCCACGCCCAGGTTCCAGGTCGCCGGCATCACCGGGTTGCCCAGGCGGTCCTTGCCCGTCAGCAGGCGATACAGCAGGTCCACCGCCGGCAGCTCGAGGTAGACGTACTCGGCCACGGGCGTCTGCCGCTCCTCGGCCACCGTCGGGTCGATCAAATGATCGACCGCGCGCGTGTTCAGCGCGCCGCGGGTGCAGCCGGTGAAATGCGTGGCGTCCGAGCCCGTATAGCGGATGACCTCGTCCTCGATCTTGACGTAGCCGACCGTAGCCGAGGGCGCGTCGCTGTAGCTCGTGCCGTGCGCGACCGTCGAGAAGCCGGCGGTCGAGACCACCGTGATCGATGTGTCGTCCGCCAGCACCGACACCGCCAGGTTCGTCTTGGCGATATCGAAGAGGTCCTTGCGCAGCAGCCGCTGCACGTCGGCGCAGCTGAACTTGTAGGCGCCGTCGCTGTAGGCGATCTGCGACACGAGCTGGGTCTGCACCAGCGTGTAGTCGGCCCAGGCCAGGCCCTGGTAGCCGACATAGATCCGCACCCGCTGCTGGCGGGTCGAGCGCCCCAGCTGCAGCTGCGCCCCGAGCGTCGTCGTCACGATGCTCGCCAGGTCGACCAGGCTGAAGCTGATGCTACCGATCGAGGCATTCGCCAGATCGGGATTCAACGTCTGGCTCGTGCCCGAGAGCCCCTGCACCACGCCCAGGATGCTGCCGGCGACGCCCGAGGGGGGCAGCGCGGCATCGGCGTGCGAGGTGAAATACCACAGGATCGTGCTCGCGCTGTCGAAGGCGAGCTCGATCACATAGCGAGGATCCTTCGCCAGCTCGAGGTTCTTCTTGGCGAACGCCGGGGTGTCAGTACGCACGTCTGCACTCCGGCTTCTAGGACAGCAACCGCACCGTGAACGGCACCCGCTGCCGCAGCGAGGTCATCGAGCGCTTTTCCTCGTAGTCCGCCACCTCGAGCTGCGCCAGGCGCGGATCCACGGGCGCGGCAATCGTGCCGTAGCGGTCGAACGTGAAGATCTCCCCGGCCGACACCGAGGCGAGGAACTCGCGGAACTGCGGCAGCTGCGTCGCCTCGTCGAGAATCTCCGTCAGCACATCGACCGTCGCCCGCTGGCCGTAGAGCAGCGTCTCCGGCGCCTTGCTCGCGTCGAGCGGCTGCTGCTCGCTGCGCTTCACCTTCACCTTGCGATCGGCCTGCTCGGCCTTGAACTCGATGCTGTAGGACTGGCCATAGCCGCGCTTGTAGCCGGTGACAGTGACGGGGGTGGTGCGGACGAGGACAAATGGTGCAGCTACCGTCCAGGTCTCCCCGGTATAGGCGACGAACGAACCAGCGCCGGCGGCCGCCCGAGCAACATCGAACGCCGCCACGACGGTCCCTCCGATGCCATTGCGCACCTCCGCGTAAAACATCAAGCCAGCGGCCGCCGCGCCATTCGGCGCGTTTCCGACGAAGAGCGGCTGGTTGCCATCGTGAAGGGCTCCCGAGGTTATGGTCTGCGTAGTGCCGAGCTGCACGAACGCATCGGTGTCGTTCACGCGCGTAAAGAATTGAACCGCCCCGGTGCCTGAGTTATAGGTCGCCTTGATCCAGCCCGTCGTCCCGTCGGCGAAGGGGACGGCCGCAGAGCTCGTAGCAGTCCTGCCCGTAATCGTCGAACCGTCGGTCGAATAGGTGAAATTCGGCTTACCCGCGGTGTCGATATAGAGGTGGTAATCGAGATTCGATGTCTGATATTTGCCGATCAACGTCTGGATCGCCGCGCTGGTCCAATCGGTAAGCGCGACCTTAGCGGTCAATTCGATACTCCCGGTCACGCTGATCGCGACGCTATCCGGCGTCTGCGCGTTAGCGTTGGACGCGCAGCTCATATATTCCGCACCTTCGTCGACAATCCGCGGACCCTGCAGCATCGCCGGCGGCGTGCCGCTCGAGTTGATCGTCCAGGTCTCGCCGGTTGCGGCGACGAAGGAGGAGGCGCCGCGCGCGCCGCGGGTCGGGTCGAAGGCTGCGACGATCGGGCCGCCGATGCCGTTGCGCACCTCCGCGTAGTAGATCTGACCGGAGAAAGCCTGATTCGGGAATGTCGACTGACCGACGATCAGCGCGCCGGAACCGTTGTGGATCGCGCCCGAGGTGATCGTGACATTCGTTCCCAGCTGCGTGAAGACGACGCCGTCGGGGCTCGTGAAAAACTGAACGATGCCAGTGCCGCTGTTGTAGGTCACTTTCACCCATGCGGTGACCCCGTCTTCGAACGGCACGGGCAGCGTGCTCACCGCAATTCTGCCCGCCGTGGTCGAGCCGTCGGTGCTGTAGACGAATGAAAGGGCTTTGCCGGCGCCAAGCTGAAAGTCATAGTCGCGATTCGCCACCCCGTCATCTTTGGCAATGAGGGTGGGGCTAGGACCCTGAATCCATGCCGTGGGCGCGATCTTCGCCATCAGCTCGATGCTGCCCGTCACGCTGTTGGCCACGCTGTCCGGGGTCTGCGCGTTGTTCCCATTCACCCCCGGCAGCCGAAGATGATCGATCGGCGGCGTGAGCGTCAGGATCTTCGCGCTCGTCGAATTGCTCTTGACCTGGAACCAGCCGCCCAGGGGCGCCGGCGCGCTGTTCTTGGCAAACCCTGCGGCTTGCAGCCATTGATCCGTCAGCAACCCAGACAAGCTCGTGGTGACGGCGTTGATCGAATCGTCCGAGGCGATCGCCTGGAAGTCGGTCCCGGCCTTCTGGAAGCCGGTCGTCTCGATCTGCCGCTTGGCGGTATAGGTGACGACAGCCATCAGGCCGGCACCAGGTTCTGCGATTGGCGCGAATTCTGGTTGAAGAGCACCAGGCTGTCATTATTCATCGCATTGCTCACCACCGGGACGACCTGCTCGAGCACAAGCTGCTTGATGCCGTCGTCCCCGATCATCACCCCGCCCTGGTTGATCACGCTGACGTTGACCTCGATATGCGACGCCTGACTCGTCCCCTGGGACGTCAATGGCGAGATCGGCGCGGTCGGCACCCCGGTGGTCGGATTGGCGCTGAAGGTCCCGGTCGCGCCGCCCGACACGCTGCCCCCGCCGAATTGGGTCGCGCGGATCTGCTGCACCCGCGCCAGGCCCACCACGATCGCCGCCGCGGCCGCGGCTACACCGAGGGCCGGGCCGACGATGGGAATGCCCGCCATGGCCGCGTAGGCGCCCTGCGCGGCGCGGTAGGTGTCGATGATGGCCTGCGAGATCGCCGCGGCCTTGCCGATCTCGAAGGCCGCCCGGTTGTGCGAGACCATCATCGCGCCCAGGGCGCCGAAGAACGAGCTCGCGGAAACCAGGTCCAGCTGGTGGTAGACCTGGCTGATGCCGTAGCGCTTCTTCAGCGCCTCGTCCTGGATCTTGGTGAGGTTGTCCTGATACTGGGCATAGAGCAGCATGCTCTGCCCCTGCCAGAAGTCGTCAGTGATGATGCCGCGCTGCGCCGCCTCATCCAGCAACGCCTGGTTGTGATCGTATTTTTCCTGGTTGAGCTCGAGCTCCTTCTTGTTGCCCTCGATCACCGCGCCCAGGTGCTGCGCCAGCGCGGCCGTGTAGGAGTCGAACTGGACGATACCCGGGTCGCCGCCTTCCTTCATGAACTTGGCGCGGCTTTCCGCCATTTTCTTCGCCTCGGCGTCGATCGACGTCGAGGTTGCTTTCCAGATGCGATCGATCGCGGCGTTGGTTTCTATCGTGTGCTGCAGGACATCGGCATTCGCCTCGGTCACGATGTTGTAAGCAGCTTTGAATTCGCCGGAGAGCAGCGCCGCCACGGCCGCGCCCACCGCGCCGATCTGATGGCCAAGACCGTAGAAAATGTCGTTGGCGGCTATCGCGAGCGACGCTGCCGCCTTCAGGGCATCGTCGAGAAACGACATTTCATCCTTGAAGCCGTGCGTCTCCTTTGCGGCGTTGGAAAACTCGTTCGCGATCGCGACGATCGACGGCGACAATGTCAGGGAGATCTGCGTGAACAGGCCCTTGGCCGCGGCCTCGGCGCGCTTGAGCGCATCGTTCGCTATCTCGATCTTGGCGGCGTCGACGCGGTTGAGCGAGAGCCCCCACGCTTCGGTATCCTCCTGCGCCTGCCTGAAGGCTGCCGAGCCGTCGGCCACCAGGCCCATGACCTCGCCCGCCTGGCGCCCCATGAGTTGCTGCGCGGTGGCGTTGCGCACCGCGGCGTTCTCCATGCCGCCCAGCCGATCGATCACCACCGACAGCTGCTTGTCCATTGGCAGCTTGATGAATTCACTCGCCTGCACGCCCAGCCGCTGGAACGCCATGCGCGCCTGCTCGTTGCCCTGGGCCGCCTCGATCCCGCTCTTCGCCAGGCCGCGCAGGGCCGTCGTCAGGCCGTCGTTGCTCACGCCGGCGAGGGTCGCGGCATGCTGCATGCCGATGATGGTCTCGGTGGCAATGCCGAAGCGGTCGCCCATCTTGGCGGCGGCATCGGCCGCGTCCGCTGCGCTCTTGATCGCGGCAGTGAAGGCGGCGCCCGAAAGGCTCAGGCCGATCGTGGCGAGCGCGTTCTTGGCGAAACTGGACGCGGCCTCCATCTCGTCGGCCATCTTCTTGACGGCCTGCGAGCCCCGGACCGTGCCCTCCTCGAGGCGCGCGATCGCCGCGGCGAAATCGATCGTGTAGGTGATGCCGTTTGCCATGGTTCCGCTCAGGAAGCCTTCAGGGTTGTTTAAACGAGCTCAGGCCGGCTTCGGCGCCAGCCGGCGGGCTCTTTCCACCGACGCGCGCTCCAGGACCTGGACGCGCCGGAAAACATCGTCGGCATCGGCGCAGCCGTGATGCCGGATGATCAGCTCGAGCGCGTCATAGCGCAGCCCGGCGATCACGCCCTGGTCGCGCCGCCATTGCGTCGGGCACTCGAGGAAAAAGACACAGGCGGCGTCCCAATTCTCGGGCAGCACGCCGAAGGCCTCGCCCTCGCCTTCGTCCTGCTCCTGGCGCATCCAGGCCGGGCCCTGGAAATCCGGCAGCCGCAGGGGGACGCCGGCGGCCGAGCTGCGCACCCAGGCGGCCGCGGCGTCAATCAGTTTTTTCGGTTGGCCGAGGTCACCCCGAAGATCGAATCCATGTAGCCGCGGATGAACGCCGCCGTAATGCCGGGATAGAGGTTGATCAGCTCGTCGAACTTCTCCGGCGAGAATTCCCAGCCCTCGGGCGCCTCATGCCAGCCGACCACGACCTCGCGGAAAAAAGCCGCCGGATCCGTCCGCGCCCCGTTCAGGGCTATCTCGGCATCCTTCGCCGACAGCGCCTTGAACTCGACGTCGATCCGCAGGACCTCCTCCGCCTGGCCGCCCTTCTTCGACAGGACGTGCTCGATCGTCCAGCGGTAGGACGTGCGTTTTTCGATTCTGAATGCCATCAGCGACCTCTTGAAAGTGAAACCCCTGCAGCTAGCCGAATCGCTGCAGGGCACTCCGCGGCTCGGCCACGATCTGGCAGTCTCAGTCGCATATCAGTGGGCTGCTGGATGGCTTCAACGGCGCCCTTCGCGTGTGTATCGATTACAGCACCCGCTCGACGATCTCGTCGTTGCCGGCCGAGCTCGGGTAGAACTCCAGGTCCATGTCGTAGAACACGATGCCGTCCTTGATCGAGCGCGTCGGGTTCTTCGGCAGCACATTCGCGGCATCGAGCTTGTACTTGTTGCCCGCTGTGGTGCCGTGCACCAGCGCCAGCACGATCGGATTGCCGGTCTTGGCGATGGTGAACCAGTCCTTCGCCGAGATCGTATCGGCTTGCACGCTGACCTTGCCCTTCACCAGCGGGCGATCGGTGACTCGCACGTCGGCCGAGCTGTTGACGTAGTCCTTCCACACGTACACCGTGCCGTCGTCGATCGACAGCGACTCGAGCACCGCGGCGAAGGCGCCGAACGTGAACGTCGTGTTGACCTTGTTCTGGATCAGCGGCTTCTGCCAGGTCGAGGGGAAGGTGAGCGTTGGCAGAGCGGTGTCGGTGGGTGCGCTGTAAAGACCCAGGCCGGTGAACTTGAGGAGCGGCATCGCCTCATGCTTGAACTCGCGCGAGACACTGCCGCGGATGCCGAGGATCTTGTGCAGCACGCCGTCGTCGTAATAATAGCCGGCCGACGATTCGAAGGCCGTGCTCACCAGGCCGTAGATCGTGTCGACGCCGGGGTTGTTGACCTGCGAATGGGCCGCCGCGCGATATGCGGCCGCGAACGCGGCCGGCAGCGCCGTGCCGGCGGCGCCGGTGCCGGCGATCGGGATCGAGAACTCGACCTTGCTCTTCGTGCCGCCGATGACGGTCGAATCCTGGCCGAAGAAAGGACGGACGGGCGAGCGCTTGTCCTCCTCATTCTCCATCGGATCGACCTTGAGGCCATAGCAGTACAGCGCGTCGGCCGCGCCGGTCGGCGTCGGATCGGTGCCATAGGTGCTTTCGATCTTCAGCAGGAATGCTGCGCGTTCGTCGAGACGGTCGGCCATGTTCGGGCTCCTCTAGCTGTCGTGGAAGAAAGGCCTACTCGGCCGGGTCGCCGGCGCGCCGGCCGCCGACCTTCGCCGGCGTGGTGCGCGTGCGGTGCACCAGCACGCGCTTGCCGTCCCGGATCGTGTATTCGCCGCCTTGGCCGGCGAACTCGTCGCGGTGGGTGGCGCTGAAATCGGTCTCAGGCTGCGCGGCCTGCGCGGCCGCGGCCGCGACTTTCGCCGCTTCCGAGCTATCGAGCTGCTGCTTGGTCTTCATAGCGTGGTCTCCAAATGGCAGACGGTGTAATCCGTCGTGACGAACTCCTTGTCGACTTCGGGCGCATAACCGTCGGCGCTCGAGCCGGGCTTGATGTCGTAGAGCGTGCCGCCGGCGAACGGGATCCCGGCCGGCTGATTCGAGCCGAAGCGCTCGAGCGCGAGGCGCACCTGCTTGTCGAGCGTGTGCGCGTCGTCGAGCTGGTCGGCCAGGCTGACGACCTGCACCGTGACCATCGCATAGCCCGGATCGTTGTACGTCCCCTGCAGGCGCCGTGCGGAGCTCTGCTTGTAGACCACGCACGGGTAGGTCGGATTCTGCGGCGTGCGCCCCTTGTAGATCCGGCTGGGCGGCACGCCGACGATCGCCGTCACCGCCGCGACCGCCTCGAGGCGGGTCTTGATCACATCGCCGGCATAGAAGTCGCTCATACGATGCCGCCGTCCTTGATATGGCCATGCCAATCGCCCGAGGGACTGGCATCGATCGACGGGCTCACCGTCATCGTCTCGAATTCCCTGCCGCTGATCGCCCAGGCCATATCTGGCTTCGACGGCACAACGGTGTCGATTTCTTCGTCCTTCATCGCCTCGATGAAGAGCTCCATCTGATCGCCGGTCTTCATCGGCGCGTTCTTGCAGGAAAGCCAGCGCTGCTGGCAATGCGGGCACAAGAAGATGAAGACGTTCTCGTGGATCCACCGCGGCTTGAGCTCGACGAGTCTCATG